TGGAAAAATTTATTTTATTTTTAATTGGTTTAGTCGGCTGTAAATAATAATCCACGTTTAATCTATACTGGTCAATTAGTTCATCTGGATTATTACTTTCGTTACATACTACATCAAAAGCATACAAACCACGACGACTTTTAATACTAGATAAATACGAAACCACTGCAGCAGTAATTAATGTTCGGGTGTAAGCATCGTTAATCTCAAATTCGTAATCATCTAAGAAATCTTCAATTGCATTTTCAGCAACGATTAAAAGCCATCTGACATTTGCACGATCTAAGGCACTAGCCACGCCATATAAAGTTTTTTGACCCCAGATAGCAATTCCTCTACCTGGTTTATACTTCATACAGTTAATATCATTATCATACAGTATATCGCGTTCGCCTAACTGCAAACGTCTATAGACATCTAAAACGGGCAGTTTACCTCTCCTCCAACCAGCAGCCGGGAACCAAGGTTCATATTGATCTGCAGTATAAGAAAAGGCCGCTCCTACAAAACCTGATGGGGGAATAAATATTTCTCGTCCATTGTAACCATCAAAGATTTTAACATGGCCGAAATAAAGCCCTACAAAAGAACTTGATAAGTTAAGTGTATACTTCCTATAGTTAACCGTATCACTAATGTAATTGTTTGATTCTTCATGCTCAAAAGGAACGTAAATAACACCATAACAATCACCACGTCCACCAAAATCTCTATCACATAGTTTAGCGACTTCGAGTTGATAGGTGTAATGACCTACGGTATCCATAACAATGTCAATTTTTACATCTTCTTTGTTATTAAACGTCCTAAGTGCAGTTACATAAGCGCTAACATTAGGTGTATAACCGTGAAAACCACCACTCATAATAATTGGAACGTAACTCATAGTAACATTGTTATGTGCGATAGTTTCAGAAGGTACACTGTATCTTAAATAGTCTGGGAGTAATTCATCTTCAGGATCTAGGTAAATATTATCTTTAACTCGGATATAATAATCATTACCATTAATCCTTTCTTCTAAATGCATTTGACGATCAAAACCGTCTTTCTTAAATGCCTTAGATACTTCATAGTCAGATACTCTTATAGGAAGTAGGTTACCTCTATTTTCATAACAAGCTATATTCCAACGATAATTTGGAACATTAACTTTAGAAATAACTACCTCATAGGTATCTGTCCATATACCCGGATTATCCCCGTAAACCACAAAATTATGAGTTGTCCTGCCATAATATTTTGTGGTCAAAGGGCTTACTGGTGTGTAACCTGGGTCAAGTGTAAAAGTAATTTCACCATTGGTGTAATCAACTGTGTTAGTTGCCAGAGCATCTAAGTAAGAGCCTACATCTTGCAAAGCACCAAACTCATCAGCATAAGCAATAGGAGTTGTGCCATCATAAATTACAGTATTAGCTGTGCCAACACTTGTAACTGTGCTTGCAGGTTCTACTAAGGGGAAAGGTACCAATACATCGGTGTACACTAAACCGCTAAATTCTAACTCTTGGGTTAATTGATAATCATCAAATTCATAAGTTGCAGGATCTGCCATACCAGAAGTGAAGGCGTATGAAGGGTAACCCCAACGTGCATAAATTTTGGAGTTAGTAGGAGGAGCTGTCGTGAAAGTAACTGTTAAATTACCATCATCATAAGTTACTACATTGGTACCCGTACCATCTAATAAGGTACCATTAATATTACCCGCTGCATCATCATACCCTACTTTATCAGTATCTACCCAAATACTAACAGTACCAGGATGACATCTGTCCATGGGAAGCGTACCTGAAAATACTTTAGTTACGCCATCACCATCACCTAATTCAACATTAAAATTTGATCCTATTACAACACCACCATACAATGGTTGATCTACTACACGATAAACCCAACAACGTTTACTTTTAGTTAAGTAAGTATGTAATATGTGATAAGAAATATCGGAACCTGGAGTTGGTTTACCGACTACTATATCAGCCTGTTGTTGGTTTGTGATAAAAGTCCTTTCATTAACCGGACCTTTATTGAAATTCCCTATGATTAAGCCGTACATACCTGGGTACGAGGCTACGCGCTGGCTTATATCATACTCGATGGTCCTAACTTGTGGGCTACTCAAGGTTTATCTCCTTCATCGATTGTAAAACCGCTACAAATCTATTAATCTGAAGATAACCAATTGAACTGTTCTGCTGTTCTGTTGTCAAAAAAATGTTTGGACTAAATCCTATTGCACTGCCATAATATTTACAGATATCCCACTGTGCTACTGTGAACTTCTTCATAATCACTTATAGCAATTTTGTTGATATTTTAGCCAGTTCGTCTAATAATAAGGTCTTTACCGTAAATAGACCTAACGTATTTATACTCATCGTCTGTAAATAAACGATATCTAACACTGTATGGAGGTAACACGAAAACATTGTCTGCTGTAGCATTAGTACAAGTTTCAATAGCTAACTGCCTATTTAACTTGCTTTTAATTGCATATTTAGACATTTTAACCTCCGATTACTTGAATTTCCGTTAATCCTTTTAACCGAATGTCCCTAATAACAGGAACATCTTTAGAAAATGCTGCGTAAGTGTTGACTTCAAAAGATCCTTCAGTAACAAAATAACGTCCACGATCAAAATCTTTACCTTCACGACCTCCAGGAGGGGTACTTAAACCTGAATGATTTTGTAATTGACAATTAAAATGACCATCAATTCCAACATCACTGGTAGTAGGCTTCAAATGAACAGTAAACTCTCGATCTTTAACCAATAAATAATATACTTTGCTTAAAAACAGATAATCGCTAAGATTATTTGTTAAGAGTACAATATTAATGGTCATATCGAGAGGTATTAGATCAATTTTTCTTATAGAGGTAAATGTTGTGTTATAATCTCCTACTGTTTTCATCGGTCTGAGCATTTGGGGATCACTAATTTCAGGCATCGAAAATGCTATAGCAGGTAGCTCCATCGGTAGTTGGTCTAAACTTAAATGATAGAAAATCAGTTCTCTGTCAGCATATCTAACTTGTGCAATCGGTAACCCTGATTTTTCAGCTAAGAATTTTCCTAAATGACTTAAAGTAGGTTCAAACATAACATACCCTTTTAAAAAATAAGATTAATGCTTTGTTCATCTGAAGATGTGTTAAGTATAGTAACTGCTGACAAATTAGAAGTATGTACCATCAAAAAGCCGACATTTTCAAACACCTGGCTACCAGTAGAGGTACTCAAAGTAACAGTAAGGACGTCTAATAAACCTGTAATAATTAAAAAGTCGCTTAAAGCCAGATTTAAAGTGCCAGAAGCACCTCCAGCTAATACAAGCGTTTTAGTAGTTACAGATTCTGCTGCAATTGCTTTTTCAAAACCTGTTAAAACAGTTCTTGCATCTTGAGTAGATAACGAAATTTTAGTATCAACACTTACTGTAGGCAAAGCATGTCTCCTTTATGAACGTAAACATTTTACAACACTTGCAGGAACTTCTATTTCCTCATCTTCATCTTCATCAACATCCATGTCATCATCTTCATCTTCATCTTCATCATCAAGATCTAATTCATCAATATCTAGATCATCATCTTGAACATCTTCTTCCATTGCTTGAAGGCGATTAAGCGCTTGGCCTACACCATCCATAATCTCATCTAGACCTTCGCTATCTTTCAAAGAAGCAAACATTTTAGCCGCTGTTCTAGTGTTACCAGAAATCAACGCAACATAAGATTTTAGCAATTTTTTGCCAGTTAGCTGTACTTGATTACTCATTTTTCAAAACCTCCTATATTATCTGCCTTATATTCTTTGACCTTTAGCAATACTATCATTGTTGCCAAGAACCATAGATAGGATTTCATTCATAAACCATCCTTTTTGGCTCTTTCCATCAGCAAACTTATTAATAGGTTCGATTAGCATTTGACCACGGATAGTGATTACGCCGTGATTAATAGGTGCGCCAATTACATAAACTTCGCCTGTATTAAGCACACGTAGAAGTTTTTGACGATAAGCGTCAGTAATAATATTAACACCTAAAATAGTACCTAAATTACCTTCTTGAACCAATTCGTATTTGTGTACTGGATCAAATAAACTGGAGAAATCAGAATTTCCAATAATATCATCCCAAATATCGTAAGAAATTAGACAAGTAGGTGTAGGAATACCATGTCGGGCTACTTGGGAACGAATTCGACTAAAGGTTTGTGGCGTGAAAGTAGTAAAGTATTGCAGGGTATTTCTAATGGTGGCTGCTTGATCCGCTAAAGTTTTCCACAAGCGATCTTCAGCTACCATGGTAGATTCCAAACCTTCTTCATATTTTTCTTCAAGCAAGTCACCAGGAGTAGTAGAAAGCTCTTTAAGATCAATTAAAGTATAAGATTCTACATTAAACTCAGGGGGAACTACTTTTCGATTACGCACAATAACAGGCTGTACTTCAGTCGTAGATACCGCAGTCCATGCAGTTACATCATGGTGTCGTAATCTAACTTCGTTACTCTCATTAGGACCAATCTCTCGGTATTGCATAATACGTCTAGCAAAACCTTCTCTAGTGGCTGTGTCAATAATTTCAGCCGCAATAGATTGACCAAGTACTTGCATTGAATGATCATTTTTAGAATTAAATGCTTCAAGAAGTACTTCGTGTCTGCTTCTAAGCAACTCTGGTGTATGATTCGCACGTACTATTTCACCAGAAGATTGTTTATTAAGTAAATCACCAATTTTAGTAATAAGTTCTTTATTACTATTAGCGTTAATCTCTCCTTGGTGATTCATTAAACGGTTACTATGACCTGGAAGTCTATAATCTGGTGTGATAGGCTCTCCAGTCGCAGCAACTATTGAACGATAAGGATTTGTTTGAGACATGAGCTAAACCTCCTTTTATACGCCGAACCGTAGGCCAAGAAAAGAATTTTCAGTATTAGGAATATTGATAATTGTTGCGCCAATATCCACCCCTGAGCCAGTATGGTCAGTTAGTTGGCCGCTAGCATCTGTTTTAACCGCTGTAGCAGAAGACCAATCGACCGCAGCATCATATTGATCAGTAAAAACTTCACCTGATAAAATAATGCCGATTTGATTCAAAAAGTCACTTCCAGAAGGTTTATAAAAGAATTGATCTGTACTTGTCATTACTTCTTGTACAGTAGGGTAATATCTAAAAGTAGATGTAATATTATGACCTTTTTCATCTGTATGAAAAGTAAGTACGCCAGATGGATCATCAGCCGTGTAAACGCCTGAAGCCACCGCACCCGCTTCTGTTAAATCTGAACCTGCTGTATCATCATAAACAAAAACATTGTCTGGTACTAAGTTAGTGCGTGGCAAAGTTACCGTAAATGTACCCGTTGCAGGTACAGTAGCGGTTACTACCATAGATAGGGTTAAAACAGTAAATTTTTCACCATAACTAAAACCTGCAAACTTCTCAGAACCACTACCTGCACTAGGTGACAATACTTCTACACCATTCTCAATTTCTGTCGCTAAGGCTAAACCTTCAGCCGTAATTGTTTGGCCCGTTTTGACAGGAATTTCTTTATCAAATTTGAATCTACAACGCGAAAGATCCAACATAGTAAATTCCTCCTGCTGTTAGTATTTTCTTCGTAAACCGATTTTGTTACGCATTTCTTTTACTGAAGCGTCCATGATAGTATTTGACATAATACCTACAGACTCTTCCCCGCCTTTAATCGGGAGATTTCCAGCTTTAAGACGTGCTGCAACTTCTTTAGCTTCTAAATCATCCTCTGTTACTTCTGTTTTTCTTTCAGATACTACTTTATCAGTAGATAAAATC